GTCATATCGGGGCAAATAGCGCCACGTCGCAATTGGCTTACGCGATTGCTAAAACTTTTAATTTGCGCTTTATGAAAACAGATACCTACAGCACATCCTTTTATGGTGGAATGCTTGCTAAAGTTATCAAAGATGAATTGATCGCATTGTTTTCAGTTGCTAAATTACATCCAAGTAATTCAGGGTATAGAACTGAACGATTAACTGAACAGATCAGACTACTCGAAGAGGGTAAGTTGCAAGGCTCAGTATCTACGTGGATGTTGGGCGAAGCTAAAAGCACATTGAGAAGTGTCAAAGTCCCGGTACCTGAGAATCATGAGGTGCATGCGTATTTAGCTAAGATTAAATCACGTGAGATTAAAACAATTAAGCTGAACCTAAATGATGCAGGTAAAGGAACATACAATTATGACGAAAGATCAATTGTTAGAGAAGTATAGGGATATCAATGTTGACGGAGATTGGTGGCATGAAGATGTTTACGGTTGGTTTGAGGAGCAATGCAATGAACAAGGTGTAGAAATAGGTCGTTTAAATAAAGGTAAACTTAGAGATATATCATGGTCAGGCTTTTGGTCTCAAGGGGATGGTGCATCTTTTGGAGGGAAGGTAATTGATTATACCAAAGCCTTAGGAGATAGGCTTAATGATTATCCAATATTATATAAATATATAACAGAGTTAAATGGATATATTGATTGCAGATGGAATACCAATTACAGATATAACGGTATATCTAATTTCAATATAGAAGTTGAAGATATCGGTGCTTATCTAGACGAAGATCATCCGTTTGAAGATATATGGGACAAACAGATGAATCAGGAGTTAGATGCAGTTGAGTGCCATTTGTTGGATTTAGTAGAAGATTTATGTTCACTACTATATAAATCTTTGGAAGACGAGTATGAAGGGCGCACATCGGACGAGGCGGTGTGGGATACGATTGTAGCAAACGAGTTAGATAAACTAGAGGAGTAATAACATGGGTATCAGTATCGCATCAAACGCAGTATTAGTGGATTTAAATATCTCTGTATGGACTGCACGTAGGCTAGACAAGAACGTGTCAAAAGAAATTGACATAAACAAACGAACGACAACGAAGGCAGGTAACTACAACAAGAACATCTTAGCGGGTACGACGCAGCTAGAGAACATCAACAAGCTAGCAGGCGAGATCCGTGATTGGCATGCAAGACAAACATTGCCGTGGTCAGATGCAGGCACAAGGCTACTGCCTATGCTTAACTTCTTTGACTATAAGACACAGCTAAGTGACTATGAAGCACAGTTTAAAGAACGTGTGGAGGAGTTTATCACGCAGTATCCGAACCTAATTACTGTGATGGGCTACAAGCTAGGTGCGCTGTTCGATCGGTCTGAGTATCCAACGGTTGACAAAGTTGCGCATAAGTTCGATATGAGGTATACTATCCTTCCAGTTCCTGAAGTAGGTGACTTCCGTGTCCAAGTGGATGAAGAGATCCGCAAGGAGATTGAGGATCAATATGCCAAGTCATACGATGCGCGAGTTGAGCAAGCGATGACGGAAGCGTGGGGTAGATTACACACCACACTAGAACATATGATAGACCGACTATCAGGTGACGATAAGAAGATCTTTAGGAATAGTTTGATTGAGAACGCGCTTGAACTAACAAGCCTACTCACCAAGCTGAACGTAACTAACGATCCTAAGCTAGAGTCTGCACGACAAGCGTTAGAGAAGTCACTCGTAGGGGTAACACCTGATGATCTACGTAAGCATGCAGATGTTCGTGAAAATGTGCTAGCAAGGGTTCAAGACATATTGGACAATGTATGAGACAAGCCGTAGAGTTTTTACTGGAACGCATGGATACCCATCCTGAGGAGTTTCACCAACATAGACCTAGTGGTGTTAAGCATCATTGGTGTGGGTTGATTAATGATAACAAGAAGTTCTTTACTGAGGAGGAAGCTGAAGCTATCAAGAACAAACTGTCTGCGATTAACATGGATAGGTTCGCGCAGTCTATTACTGAGCGATTGCTAGCCCCTGACGAGGTAGAGCTAACTGGGTTCGGTGACGCCCCAAGAAGGGCTGAGTATCAACAGGTTGCATATGCCCTACAGAACCGTTATGAGGCGGCAGAGATTCAAGCACATAGATTGGCGCATCAACAGGAGATTTTAGAACACCACATGAAAACACATTTTGAAGCACTGGGTGAGCTATGAAAGTAATCCATAAGGATGAGATAGATGAAACCAAGTTAACGAAAGATGAGAAGGAGAAAGTATCTATATTAAAGTTATCTAACGTGGGTCAGTATGTCGAAGGCGTGGGCATACGTGACGGATCATTCTATTTAATCGCTCAGGATAAAGATGATCAAATGTATTTAGCGTTAATGAAAAATAACTTCGCAATGTTAAATGCAGCGGAAGAACGAAAAATGTTAATGATAGATAACGAGGTTCAATCAATAATATGGCAGAAACTAAACCAGTTAAAGAAAAATGGGTAAAAGCCCAAGTAGTAAAGATGTTAAAAGATCTGGATGCGTATTACTTTTATCCTGTTGCAAGTGGATATATGAGTGCAGGTGTGCCTGATATTATCGCTTGTATACAGGGTAGGTTTATAGGCATCGAGTGTAAGGCAGGTAAGAATGGCACGTCCATCCTTCAAGATAAGAACCTAGTTCATATTAAGAAGAATGGTGGGGTTGCAGTTGTAGTGAATGAGGATAAACTAACTGAACTGAAGGAGATGTTGTATGGTATCGCTAACAATTAATGGTAAGAAACGTGGTCGTCCAAGTAAATTAGATAAGGTGTTGTCCGCCACGACAACAGGTAAAACTCGTGGTCGTCCGCGTAAATGTACGTTATCACCATTGCAGGTTAAGGCAATTAAAGTTGTGCAGCAAATGGTCGATAAACCACAAGATCTAGTAAATAGTCCGTCGCATTACACAGCAGGTGGTATAGAGACGATTGACTTTATTAAAGCAAAACTAACGAAAGAACAATACGAAGGGTATTTATTAGGTAACACTATTAAGTATGCTAGCCGTCTTGGTCTTAAAGGTCAGCCTGTGTTAGACGCGGGTAAGTTACATTGGTACACAAAAGAATTGGAGAAACTGCATCATGCTAAGTGAAGATCAACGTCGTAGACTAATTGAAGCTTCAAGTAAATTAAATCCTACACAATTTAATGGTATGCCTACCGAAGAATATTTGTTTCATGTAACATCGGTAGAAAAGGTAGTTAAACAATTACGTAAAGAAAGCCCTAATTGTTTTAAACCTGAAGAGAAACTTAAGCGCAGATGATCAGACGCTTTATAGTCTGCGATGAGGGAGGGGCATTACNGTCATTCTTTTCTAAAGATGATGCGCTTGCGTTTATGCGTGATCGCCCCGAACTTGAATTAAAAGTTTTACCAATCGAGCCCAAGCCTAATTATTTAGAACTGCTAGGAGAATGTTTATTATGAGTTGGAACTATAGAGTAGTGCACTTCAAGCACCCCGAATTTGAGGAAGATGATTATTATGAAATCAAAGAAGTTTTTTATAATACTGTTGGTAAACCTGTGGGTTATAGCGATGCTGTCTGCGGTAGTGACACTTATGATGGACTGTTTAAATGTATGGGGATGATGCAGTCTGCCCACGCTAAACCTGTGCTTGATGAAGCAGAGTTTTTTAAAGGTAAGGAGCGAGATAAAGATGCCGAATAAAGACGAAGCATTAAAGATGGCGATTGAAGCGTTAGAAGATGCACAAAAGGGACTTGATGGACAGTTTAGCTGTGGCAATTGCTACACAGATGTAATCCAAGCCTGTAAAAAAGCATTAGAACAACAAGAAGTAGGCGATGCTGAAATTAAACAGATGCTGAATGATATTGAATGGTATCAAATGCGTGTTAAAGAACTTGAAGAAGAACAAGAACCATTAAACCTTAATTGTAAATCAGTACAAAAAAGACTTGCTATCCAATGGGGATATGTAGAACAGCCAGCAATGACATACGAACAAGGCTTTGCACATGGTTATGAAGCACATAGAGTTGAACAGGAATTAGAACAGCCAGCACAAGAAGTACAAGAGGACACAGAATTTTGGGAAAAATTACAAAGCGAGGTTGATGAAAATGGCTACTAAAGACGAAGCATTGCACAAAGCATTAAAGGTTCTAAATTGTTTAAACAACGATAGGGTATATGAAACTGCATGGGTTAAAGGTGCAATCAATGCCTGTGAAGAAGCATTAGCACAGCCAGCACAAGAACCTGTGGCAAGAGTGCCACATGGATGTTTAGGACTTGATAAAAAATTAGCAATGGTATGTGTAGACCCTGATGATATTGATAATCCTCAATACTTACCACTCTACACCCACCCTGCACCATTATGGCAAGGATTAAGTGATGATGAGATATTAGAAATTGATAAAAGCATTGACCCAAAAATAATAATTGGCAAAGGTAAGACGCTATTTGCCCGTGCTATTGAACAAGCATTAAAGGAAAAGAATCATGAAACCACATAAATGGCATAAAGAAATAAAAGCATGGGCTGATGGTGCGGAGATTGAATATAAATTGCAAACTAAGTACGGGGAGAAGTGATGTTTAATTTTTGTTGGCACAAATGGAGTAAATGGTCTGTTGATAGCAAAGTGACACATAAATATGTACATGGAGAAGAAATAAAAATAGTTCAAATTAGAGCATGCCAAAAATGTGATTTGTTAGACTTTAAAATAGATACATTAATTTAGGAGCTACTATGTGGGTTCTTTTTGATGATGAAGGCGCACCGATTAGGTATTTCAATTACCCAGCTAAAAACGCAGTTGAAGTAGTAGAAAAGAAATTAACTTTAACAGAGATGTTTGAACAACTAGGAGAATGTTTATTATGACTACAGAAACACAAGGCGCGGGCATACCGCTAACAGACGCACAGTTACGTGAAGCATTAACAGCAATGCACCACGGCTTACTTAATATGCAGGAACGTCTTGATGATCATGAGAAGGTGATTGAGAAACTTATGATTGTAATTCAAGACTTAACGGCTGGCAAAGTGCCTGATGGATTTAGACAGCCACCTAAGGGGCACTAAATGAATAAACTTTTAATCGCACTAATAATCGTATCGACAACAGCACTAGCGGATGACCACACCACTCCCCCTAAAGGAGTAATTTTAACTGCAAATAAATCGGTGCTGTGTGTATCGGGGTACTCGGCTACTATCAGACCACCTGTGGCTTACACAAATAAATTAAAGAAGCAGTGGGTGCCGATGCTACATAAGACTAGCGAGTATGAACTAGACCATTACATCCCCATTGCACTGGGAGGTGACCCAAAAAACCCTGATAACTTATGGCTACAAAAGTGGGACGATGCTAGACGTAAAGACATGCAGGAATCAATGCTACATAGAGATATGTGTAAAGGTATTTATACCCCCGAAGAAGCGCAACAACATATAAGGGAGTGGAGATAGTTATGAGTACCCTAATAGACTTAGAACAAGAAGTACTACGGTGCTGGGAAATATCACAAGACCTAGACTTATTAGCAGAAGTGGTTAATGATGGGTCTGACCATACTGATACGGTTAAAGGTATCAAGGAAGTATATGAACTGCGCTTTGAAAAGGCATGGGCTACCTATGAGAAATTAGTATCTGAATATTATGAACAGCGTGACAAAATAAAGGAGCTTAAAGATGGCAACGTGGAATGATATCACTGGTGACCCGCTAGTAAGCAGAACGCTAACTAAAGAGGGCGAGGATAACTTTGACAAAATCTTTGGCAAGAAGAAAACCAATGGCGGATGGAAGCCACCTCTTGCACCTCTAGCCCCTAATCCTGATCCACTGTGTAAGATATGTGGTAAGGGTTTAGGCAGCACTAAAGAATGTGCATGGACTTCATGCCCACTTAATTGGGATGAGTCAAGAGTAGACACCATCGGGCAAAATGGTAACGAAGGACTTCACTATGAAGATACCAAGACTCAAACAGTATCTGAAACAGACGTATCCAAACCCGACACCTAAGTATAAAACCTGCGGATTAACCGAAGAGCAACGTGGTGATATCCGTGAGTGGGGTGAGAGGGGGTTAACCTTACAAGAGTTAGCTGATGAGTATGGGGTATCTACTACTACCATACATAAAATAGTTAATGACAAAGTTAACCGCGTGTGATACGCTGACTGTATGGCTCGACAACCTACTATACTTAAACAACTACATAAAAACGTATCTCTACACGAGACGGTTAGGGGTATTCGTCACCCCGAAGTTGAGTTATGGTGGGCTGTGCTTACAACAGGCATCATCGACTGCATTTCTTGGCAAGCAACTAAGAAACCTGCTAAGTTTGGTGAACAAGCATTCGAGTGGATATTCTCATCAGATGCTGATGGGCTTGGTAGTTTTGAAACACTGTGCGAGTTGTTTAACATCAACCCCGATGATATTCGAGATAAAATAATCACTGATCCGCAAGCGCTCAAACATGCGTTGGTCGGTAAAAAGAAACAGTAGGAGCACACATGTATAACGAACGAATGGTCGATGACAATATCCGACTAAGCGCAATCGTGTTTACTTTGGTGGAATCATTAAAAAACATTAAAGAAAACGCTGAGACGGTTGAGTCAGCTAAGTTTTGGGCAGAAGATGCCCTTGATTTATATAAAGAAATGAGGAAGAGAAATGGCTGCTAAAAGAAGTAAAGCTAGAATTGTTAAGACAATGCCTAAGTATATGAAGTGGGACTGGATTAACGATGAAGTAGAAGTTAAAGGCGCAGGTCATTTCCCCGACACCGTCATGGTGGAACATANGGGCAAAGAGTATGAAGCCTACATCAAAGACTTAGTGGAGCTCAAATAATGTTATTAGGCGCACAGTTTATATCAGGTGTGATGGTAGGCTTTGAATTATTTTTTGCAGACGACACAAAGCCATACTCGTTTTCACTAGTATTAGATTTGTTTATAATACGAATTATCATGCAAAAACTTAAAGCTTAATTATGCCAGACGAATTTGATAGAATCCAAGACCGCATGGAGCAGGAAGATGAACTGCGGAAGAAGTACACACCGAAGCCTACCGAAATTAAAAGCATCGGAAAGTGCTTATATTGCGGTGCGCCATTAGAAAACGATCAGCGGTGGTGCGATGAAGACTGCCGTGATGATTACGAGTACATGATGTACCGACGAACAAGTAAATAATAATCCTAGAGGGGGAAACATGCAAANACCAGTTGTGGTTAAAGACCACAATTCTAAGACTGCTATCATCACGCGTATGGGTAGAAAGTATNCGTATGTAGTATTCATGAAGTCAGGCAAGCTAACGCTTGGTAAACTGACACCTGTACAAATACAGAATAAGGCGTTCAAGACTCTAGCCATCGACACAAAGACAGCAGTCGATCAGTTTCTTGCACATTCAGGGGGGTTAACACAGTCAGCTAGATTAGAACTAGAGGCTGTGAAGGAGGGGTTACATGAAACAGATAGTATTGGACTTTGAAACCTACTATGACAAGCAGTTCAGCTTGTCTAAAATGACAACGGAAGAGTACATTCGCAGTGAACAGTTTGAAACAATTGGCGTTGCGGTAAAGGAAAATGATGGCGAAACTAAGTGGTGTTCAGGAACACATCAAGAGATTAAAGATTTCTTATTACTTTATTCTTGGGACGATGCGTTTGTGGTTGGTCATAATATGCGCTTTGACGCTGCTATTCTTAATTGGCGTTTTGGGATTAGTCCCCTTGCTCTTGGCGATACTATGGGAATGGGTCAAATACTGCATGGACTCACACAGTCAGTCTCCCTCAAAAACTTGTCGGAATTCTACGGCATCGGCGAAAAAGGCACGGAGGTTTTAGATGCGCTTGGTAAACACTTGGATGATTTTAATCGCGATGACTTGGCTCGTTATGGGGAATACTGTAAGAACGACGTTGAGCTTACTCACAAACTTTTTGGAAAGATGTTAAAGCGCTTCACTCGCGCTGAATTAAAACTTATTGACTTAACTATACGTATGTTCTCAGAGCCTCGCTTATGCATTGATAAGGTGCGGTTGATTGAACATCTACACAAAGTCCGTACAAGTAAAGCAGAGCTCCTTGCTAGTGCTGATGTAGATAAAGATATGTTGATGAGCAACCCTAAGTTTGCGGAACTATTACGCGGATTAGGTATCGAGCCACCAATGAAAAAGAGTGCCACAACAGGGAAGGAAACGTATGCGTTCGCAAAAACCGATGAAGAGTTTAAAGCGCTACTCGAGCATGAAGACCCGCGTGTACAAGTTCTCACAGCCGCACGGCTTGGTAACAAGTCCACTATTGAGGAGACCCGCACCGAGCAGTTTATCCAAATCGCTAATCGTGGTATGTTGCCTGTACCTCTTAAGTATGCTGGCGCTACTGTCTCACATCGTTGGTCGGGTGTAGATGGGATCAATCTACAGAATCTTCCTCGCACGTCAGAACTACGCAAAGCCATATGTGCACCGCTCGGTTACAAGATAGTAGCTGCTGACTTAAGCAACATTGAGCTACGCTTAGCTTACTGGTTCGCAGGATCTACTAAAAAGATAGAGCAGATTAAAGCAGGTGTCGATTTATATAAACAGTCAGCTAGTGAGATTGCTAACGTGCCATATGATGAAGTGACTAAAGCCCTTAGGTTCGTGTTTAAGGTAGTTAACTTGTCGGGTATTTATGGCGTTGGCGCGGCTAAGATGCACAGTATCTTGAAGCAAGGTGGTGAGGATAAAGACATCAACGAAGTTAAAGGGATCGTCTA